CCGCGCAGTAAACGAAGCAGTAACTGACTATCTAAAAGGTGAAATGACTCAACTTAAAGAAGATATTCAGGTTGCAAAAGAAAATACTTTCGGACGTAAAATCTTCGAAACTTTTGCTACAGAATTCTCTGCAAGTCACCTCAATGAAAACCAAAAGATTAAGGAACTAGAAGCAGCAGTCGCTAAGGCCGCTGAAGAAGTTGCTCAAATCAATGAGAGTCTTGAAGAGAAGGCTAAACTAGTTGAGAGCAAAGAGCAAGAAATTGCTATGATTCAAGAGGGTGTTGAGCGTAAAGAAACACTTAATACACTATTGAAGCCACTCAACAAAGATAAGGCAGCGATTATGACTGACCTACTTGAAAGCGTACAGACTTCAAAGTTGAAGACTGCTTTCGATCGTTACCTACCAGCAGTATTAGACGGTAAATCAATGATAAAAGAATCAAAAGAATCTAAGAAAGAAACTATTACTGAAGTTACTGGTAACAAAGAACAAAAAACAGTCCAGGTTCAAGATGACAGCAACATTGTTGACATCCGCAAACTTGCAGGCTTGAAATAAAGTACAAATGAGGAGACAATTATGTCAGACGTACTACTAGAAAGCCGTTGGGACGATACCAAAGATGCACTTCTTGAAGGTCTAGAAGGTAATCGCCGCAACAGCATGAGTGTTGTTCTAGAGAACACACGCAAATACTTGAAAGAGGCAGCATCAACAGGTGCATCAGCAGCAGGTAACGTAGCAACACTTAACCGTGTTATCCTACCAGTTATCCGTCGTGTTATGCCAACTGTTATCGCTAACGAAATCGTTGGTGTTCAGCCAATGCAAGGTCCAGTTGGACAAATTCACACTCTACGTGTTCGTTATGCAGACAGTGTAACTTCAACAGCAAGTGCACCGTTTGATACAAACACAGTTGCTGGTGACGAAGCACTATCACCATTCAAAATTGCTACAGCATATTCAGGTTCGACTTCAACAGGTCGTGGTGACACAACTGCAGCAAAAGAAGGTACAGGTGGTTCACAACTAAGTATCCAGATCCTAAAGCAGCCAGTCGAAGCAAAGACTCGTAAACTACAGGCACGCTGGACATTTGAAGCAGCTCAAGACGCACAGTCAATGCACGGCATCGACGTTGAAGCAGAAGTAATGGCTGCTCTAGCACAAGAAATTACTGCAGAAATTGATCAGGAAGTTCTAGGTTCACTACGTTCACTAGCAGCAACTGAAGAAACATTCAACCAAGCAGCAGTTTCTGGTACAGCAACATACGTTGGTGACGAGCATGCAGCTCTTGCAGTTCTAATCAACCGTACAGCAAACAAGATTGCACAGCGTACACGTCGTGGCGCAGGTAACTATGCAGTTGTATCACCTGAAGCACTAACAGTTCTTCAGTCAGCATCAACTTCAGCGTTTGCTCGCACAACAGAAGGTGCATTTGAAGCACCAACAAACACAAAGTTTGTAGGTACACTAAACGGCGCAATGCGCATTTATGTGGATTCATATGCAGCAGATAGCACAGCAGTACTAGTTGGCTACAAAGGCTCAAGTGAAACAGATGCGGCAGCATTCTATTGCCCATACGTTCCGCTAATGTCAAGTGGCACAGTACTTGACCCATCAACATTCGAACCAGTAGTGTCATTCATGACACGTTACGGCTACGTTGAACTTTCAAACACTGCAAGTTCACTAGGTAACGCTGGTGACTATGTAGGTGAGGTTGCAATGTCAAACATCTCATTCTCATAAGTCGACTTACTTACAGAGAGAAATAGGAACAGCACCTTCGGTGCTGTTTTTATTTGACTAATTTGTTTCAATAAATATTATTTTAAAGGAAAATGCTATGGAAAAATATTACGTTGCAACTAGTTGGGATGCGTCAGGACACAGTCCAGCCCAAGCAGAAATCGATCAAGGCATTGAATCATTAACTAAGTTTCCTGGAAGTCATACATACAATATTAGTTGTTGGCAACCTCACTTAGAAAATGATAAAGATAAACTTACAAATAGAATATGGCAATGGATTGAACATTATTGTCGTGCTAAACTAGATTATAGTAGCATGAGACTAGCAGATAAACAAGTCTGGTGGTTGTGCAGTCCAGAAAGTCTAGTTGTTGAAAATGATCCTGTGATGTCAACATATGAACAAATCTTCACAAGACAGCATCTTGCAAGTCAAGTGTTAGATTCTGATACTATATATGATACTACAAGAGATAACTGGGACAATCATCACATGGATACTAGAACAGCAATGATCCGCGGCGTACTACCTAGAGCATACATGCAACTTCACTGTATGATGGACTACATGTATAGTAAACTAGGATACTTTCCTATTGTATTAAACAGACCTATGACGCTTGCAAAAGAGTTCAATGCAGAGTTTGGATCATACTTTGGACATACACCTGTACTACCATTGTGTTTTAGCACATATTACAGCATGCCTAGAATAGTAAAACATAATACTACACAACGCGAACTAGTTCACAGTGCTAATGGCGCAATTACACAGTTCAAACCTTATAAAGTTTATGAACATGCACCAGGTAAAAAAGAACTGCCGAACAGCCATTGGTGGATTGATGGTAAACTAGGTCCAGCACTTAGTCAAAAAGAAAAAGAACAGGAATATGTACTAAAAAGGCATGATTTTCCTGACACTATAAATGACGTAAATTTTGATCTAACAAAAGACTTGATCTAGCACCATCCGTTAATGTAATCTTCTCGCATAAGACCTTTGATCAATTGTGTTTGCACACTAGTTAATTGTGGTTTAGGTTTAGATGATCTTAAATTTACAGTTTTTGCGCCAAGCATATCTGCTATAGCAGAGGATTGTGTATATTCAAATACATGAGTATAGAAGTTTTTGTTATTGCCTAATCTAGCAGTATTTGTTTCGCAGTGATCTCTAACTGTTTGACTGGTCATATAGTGATCGAAGTTATGCAAAAATTCTACAATATTGTGTTCGCCTCGCCATAAACTATCCTGTGCTTTACTAGGTGCAAACATTGTATGATAAAATCCACTTACAAACTTGTCTACTGGATCTCGCCATAGTGCAATGCGTATATCGCATTCTGCTAGTTCATCACAGTATTCTTCAAAGTATTTTTTCTTAATGTAAACGCCTGGTGCACGAACTTTAAATGTATTGTATGCTTGTATTTCTTCAGGATCTGCATTCCATAATACTTGTGCTACATAACTTAATACACTAGTACTTGCACATTTTTGATTGCGCACAATACCCCATGATTGATTATTATACTCGAATTTAATAAGTGCCATACGATAAATACTTATGTCGGCACATTCCGGCTTATGCGGTTTAACCCACCGCGTACCAAGTAGAACTTGGATAGGGCTTCTATAAAGGAGAAAACAAATGGGACGTCCACTAAGAACAGCAAAAACAGTTGATGGTAATTTTCACACAGGTGCGATCGGTGCAGATTCAGGCACAGGTCAACAGGTTCGTATGATTGCATTTGTCACAGGTGGCAGTGCAAACAACACATCAAGTATTACACAAAAAGGCACACATCGTTTCCGTTGCACAACATCAGATGGTACAGAAACTTGCACACTAACAGCAGTTGCAAGTGGCTCGCTATCAGGAGGTCAGTGCCAACTAACAGCAACAGATTCAGCAGGCGGCACTTACTTTGTAAGTCGCATTGGTCCTAACTGGATTGAAATTGGTGCATTAGGCACAGGTTCACAGGTTGCAGTAGGTGATCGTGTACAGTGGGTTGATGATCAAACTTCAGCAGTTGCTATCAACACAGGTACATATGCTATTGGCGATGTAAATCAGCCAGGCAGATTCCAGGTAGTAACAAACTAAGTTTTTGTATTGACACAAAGAAAGGGTACAGTTATAATAAACTGTATCCTTTTTTAACGACATGAATAAAGATTTTGCATTTATATTAGGTAATGGTATAACACGGCTAGAAGTAGACTGTGAAGGTTTGCTTGACTACGGTTATGTGTACGGTTGTAATAGAATATATCAAGAGTTTGCTCCGACTGTGCTAGTAAGCACAGACGCAGGTATGGCAGAAGAAATACAACAGTGTGGATACAGTGCAAGATACACACACTACACTAGAAGTAACAATAAAATTAAAAACAGTGGAGCACATGTTTTGCCAAAAGAAATACATGGTTATAGCAGTGGCCCGGCAGCACTAGGACTTGCTGCTCTCAGTGAATCAAACTATTTGTTTATGATAGGCATGGATCTTAAAGGTGTTAACAATCATATTAACAACATATATGCAGGGACAGCAAACTATAAAGAAAAAAACGCGGAACCTATGTATTTTGGCAATTGGGTTGATCAAATTTGCACACTTATAAAAAAACATAGTAATAAAAGATTCATGCATATAAATCCTTTAGATAACTTTACTGCAGATGAATTCCGTAAGAATCCAAACTTTGAAACAATGTCATTAGAGGAGTTCAAGAGGATGATAAATAAACTATAAAGCAGGATTATTAAACTATGAGTCAAACTAAAAGAGTTTCTGGTGTATACACTATTGATGCTACAAGTGTTACACTTGACAATGATGTTACAATCTCAGGTAACTTAACAGTTACTGGTACTACTAATAGTGTTGAAACAACAAATACACGCATTACTGACAACATTGTTACTTACAACCAGGGTGCAACTGGTGCAGGTGTAGGCGGAACTGGTTTTAGTGGTATTGAAATTGAACGTGGTAGTTTAGACAATGCACTACTAGTGTTTGACGAAAGTGATGATTCATTTAAAGTTAGTACTGATGGTGGTAGTAGTTATACTACACTAGCAACTGGTGGCGGTGGGTTAGGAAACGTTGTAGAAGATACAACGCCTCAACTTGGCGGCGATTTAGATATCAATGGTAAGAATATTGTAAGTGCTACAAGTAACACAGATATTCAACTTGTGCCTAACGGAACAGGTGTAGTTACAATTGCCAGTGCGCTAAAACTAAACGATCAAGCAATTGCACCTAGCAGTGTAACAGGTGCTACACTATTATACGCAGACACAGCAGCAGGCGGTGGTACTGGTGTATTTTTTAACGATGGCGGTACTAGTGATGAACTAGTAAGCAAAAGCAAAGCCATTGTATATGGATTAATTTTTTAAAGGACGGATAAATGGCAATTAGTCAAGCAACAGTAGGAACAAGTGCTACAACAGTATATACAAGCACTAATACAACAGCAATTACTTGTATGTTCTTTATGAACGATAATGCGGCATCGAGAACACTTGATATCCATGTTGTTAAGAATAGTGAAAGTTTAGCGGCTACTAACAAGATTGTTAAAACTATTACTGTTGATCCTGCAGACACATATGTTATTAATATTGAAAAACTTGTACTTGACAACGGCGATACTATTCAGTGTGTTGCTAGTGCAGGCTCAAGCATACAAGCAACAATTAGTTCAGTGAGTATCTAATGGCAGGTTTTGTTAAAACAAAAGGTGTGTTTGATGGTGGAGATACCATCAAAGGTGCAAACGAAACAGGCGCTACTGGCACACCATCTGGTGGTGCCGCAGATCGTCCTACCGATCCACAAACAGGTGATCTTCGCTTTAACACAGACGACGGTGCGCTAGAAGTTTATGATGGTACACAGTTCCAAACACTATCAACTACTGGTGTAGCAACTATCACACAGGATTCATTTACTGGTGATGGATCAACAACTGTGTTTACTATGAGCACAAGTGTTGAAAGTGACCAAACACAGCGTATTGTAGTTGCAGTTGGCAACGTTTATCAAAACCCAGCAAGTGCTTACACACTAAGTGGAACTTCAATTACGTTTACAAGTCCTCCTGGAAGCAGTGAAACAATTACTGTCATCCACGGTTACGACAGTACAGGCTAAGCATAAATACACTTAACAAACCCTGTCACCTCGGACGTTAGCAGGTGATCGCAAGATAGCGGAGTGTACAAGTATGGCTATAAGTCGTATTGGGGGTAAGGCCCTCAAAGCAAATCTAGAACGTGATAGCAATCTAGCATTTAACACAGATACACTCGTAGTAGATTATACCAATGGTCGTATTGGTATTGGAAACACAAGCCCAACAACAAATTTAGATATTACTGGTAGCACTGCAATCAGTTCAACACTCACTGTTGGTTTACAAGCAGACATTGACGGTATTAGAATACTAGACAATAAAATTGTTGCTACTCGTAGTAATGATGATATTGTTCTAGTTGCAAGCGGTACAGGCAATGTAAACGTAAACGAACATCGTATTGTAAATGTAACTGATCCAACAAGCAATCAGGATGCAGCAACCAAGGCCTATGTAGACAGTCAGATAAGTGCAGGTGCAGTAAGCACGGGCATGGATATTACACTAGGTACACCAACAGACAGTGATCTAGTTACAAGTGGGTTATACAAAAGTTGGACTACTAGCACAAAAATCACAGATAGTATTGATGACTTAAATGAAG